AAATGTTGATTTTGAAAGACCGCCACCACCTGCACCACCGCCACCACCATAAATTACCCAGTTATTATATATCGTTACTGGATAAGATAATGATATTGCAGTACCACCAGCGCCGCCATCACCACCTGTACCAGAACTAATACTACCACCAGCGCCGCCATTACCACCTCTTCCAATAATTTCAGAATTATTTACAATTGTTATAGTAGAGCCACTTGGCCAACCAGTACCAGTAGTAAATGCTGAAGCACTTGCATTAGTAGAATATATTCTTGCATTGTTATTAAAAGTAACAGCATACGGAACACTATAAGTGCCATAAGTTGCAACTATCCAATCCCATAAATTTAATTGGTCATAGTTTGTTGCTAATGTGGCATTAATAGTGTATATTCTTGCTGTGCTATAAAATTGACTAGCAGATATTTGTCCACTTGTTGGTATATTAGCATTTGCTGAAAAATTCGGTACATATGCACCACTCTTATAATATTCACTTAAACTAATAGGATTACTACCAGTAAACTCTGTCTGTATTTGTGATAGTGATATTGCACCGGCGGCTTGTAATGTCATTTAATGCCTTTACCAATTGATTTTTTCTTCTTCATCATCTTCGAATGATGGTATATTTATCGCAAAATCTTCGGGCTTTAACATATACTCACCTGCTCTTTTACGATTAAGATTCTCTATTGCATATTTATTCATCTGTGCAGTCGCTACTCCTTCAGGTGTTCTGTAATATTCAGTCAATTTAAGACTACGTTTTAATTTATCTTCTTGACTATGTGTTCTTACATTACCACAACTACGACTACAATATGGTCCTCTTTTGTTGTGTTCAGTGCCACATCTAGGACATTCTTTCATGCTAATAGGTTATTGATTTAACTACTTTCGATAATTGAGACATCGTTTTCATTTTTTTCTTTTACTCATATTAGACATAACTTTCTTGATACCCTCATCTGTGCTGATATCTGTATGAGATTTTTTTACTGAATTCGGATGCGGTCTGAAATTGATTTGCATGCCTGTACCAGCTTTTTGCTGTTCTGATGTTCTCTTTCGTTCAGAACTAACGGAAAATCTACCAGTTCCACTTAGTATAGGTAATCCAGTATTATGATGGTCTTTATCTTTACTATGACCAGCTCGGAATGTACCACGATCACCAATATGAACCACATGGACATTATGATCATGCATATATGCATGGGCTGGAGACATATCTGTCGTATCACTTGTAACGCCTGGATGATTTACACCTTCTTTTGATGGGCCCCAATGATGATTTAGATGGTTCAATAACTTTCGTTTCTTCTTGTCTGGTCCCGTCACAGTTGCATCATGCACTTGTTTGGTAAATTCAGGTTTATCTTTTTGAGTTTTCTCTGGAATATGCCAACCTTTTTGAGGATGATAACGCAACGCAACAGAACCAAACTTACCGGTACTAACACTCTTTTTCATTTCTCCCTCAACACGAATACTCTTGATTTCTTTACCAGCCACTTTTTTTCTAGTTGTGGGATGTTCAATGTGAAAATCATTTCCTCCAGTTGATCCAGCTGCCTCTGTATCTTTATTCATAGCTCCGTGTTTTTTCAGATGATCCGATAAATCTTTTTCTCGTTTAAAGGCATCTGAGGTGTCAGACTCGGTTATGAATTGAAAATATCCTAAAAATGTTCTCATTTTTTAACCTTTTTTAAATGTTTCGATTGCTCTTCCACGATTCATGATTAAGATTCTCTGTTGCATATTTATTTATATGTGCAGTCGCTGACACTCTTTCATGCTAATAGGTTATTGATATAATAAACTGCTTCAGTCTCACTAGTAAAATATCTTATTAGAACTTCATCACTAGCGATAGACTGAAACAGTAACAATACATTATCACCACATATTGAAAACTTAATAATCCATCCTCCCCTAACAACAGGAATGAAACTTTTTGTATTACTTCTTATTGCCTGAAAAGGCGTAATTTCCTTGGATGATTTGTTTTGCATTTTCCGTACCAGTTTCCATAAATTTTACTATACTATCTAAGTATGTATTCTTTTCGGAACCTGTAAATTTACTAAATGCATCTACATATGATTTAACTGCACCGACCTGAACATCAATCAAATCTACTGCTAACTCTTGTGTTTTCTTAGTATCAAACATTGTATTTTCTCCTTAGTGATTTTGCTTCCGCTAATGAATCTACCATAATTTTAATGAAATTTTTAATCTTTTCTAACATTTTTGTCCTCTTTAGTAAAGGCCTCACAATGAAGCCTCTACTATTATATATCAAAAAATGACACAATGCAACATAAATTTAAGATGATATATTTACAACCTTCGCATTAGATAATTTCAACTGAGCATCTTCTTGTTGTATCCTTGCCAAGATATAATCTTTTACCAATGATGAACGAACTATATCTTCAACTGTAAATTCAATCCGTGTAAATGCTGCCATATGCATAGCAATATCAAAGAACTTTAATATGCCACTCATATCATTCTTACGTTTAGTTAAATCTGTTTGTCTATAATCACCACACCATATAATTTTAGACCTATAACCTACCCGTGTCATAACAGTATCAATCTCTTCAAAATTCAAATTCTGCATCTCATCTACAATAATGATTGCATCATCAAATGACATACCACGAATGAATGAGGTTGATATGAACTGAACATAACCCTGTTCTTCTAATCGTTCCCATGCATCTTTACGATCAAATAGAGTATGACAGATTTGTTTGTATGGTTGCTGGTAGATATCCATCTTCTCATCTACATCACCAGGCAAGTGTCCCATCTCTCTTGACTGAACTGCTGATCTAACAATAATAACTTTTTTGAATGTATTTGATTTATCTAAAACTTCTTCTAATGCTTTGTATAATGCACAGAAGGTTTTACCTGTACCTGCAACTCCGTGTAATGCTATAAAATAATCGCCATGTTTATATGCATCAAAGAATGACTTTTGGTTCTCTGTTAATGGTTGAAAGGTTCTTAGGTCATCAATTCTGAGTTTGAGAGTTTGATGACATTTGGTTGTTTGTTTTTCAACGACATTATTTGCAGATTGTTTTCTGGACATAGTATTCCCTTTAAATGGGCTCGATGTATTTTACATGAGACCCAACTGTTATAGTATTCTTCAGATAACAAGGCATTTCTTGTAAATATTTCATATGTTTCAAAGTATGAACAAGGTGCTCTTGTTTTACATAGATGTAATATTGTTCTTTTGAAATTCTCCTTTCCGTATTGTTGAACATCTTTCTTTACTTCTTCAGAGGAAGACCAATATGTCAACCAATCAGATTGTTTTCTGATCTTCTTCTTTTTACCTTTGATTTGTTGTGTGCCAGATTTGGTAAAGAACTTACGACCAATATATTTCTTACCGGTCATAAGATTCTCTATAAGATATACGAAACCATAATAGGTTTCAACGTCTTGTGGTGTGAATTCAATATTATTATAAAACCATGTCATAATAATATATAGTTAATTACATATCTTCGTTTTGATATTCTTTATTTACTATAAGATATTCAGTGCAAAATGGACAATATGTTGGACTATCTTCACAATCATCCTCATCGTAAATTATTTTATACTTTGAATCACATTCTTCACAGTGATGTTTTAAAATCATTTTCTATTCCTTATGATGCTTTCCCCCATACATCTCCCCATGAACCACTTAATGCACCCTTTGCATAATCTGTAGCACGATTCTCAAAAAAGTTTGTATGAACTGGTGCATTGATCATCTCTTCAACCCATGGTAAGGGATTGCGTTTAACTTTAAATATGCCTTTAAGACCCAATGATATCAGTCTACGATCAGCAATATATCTTATATATGTTTTAACATCTTCGGGTGTTAAACCTTCAATTGCACCTAGATTGAAACACAAATCAATGAACTTATCTTCTAACTCAACCATTCTCTCTGCAATACTATAGATTCTTTCTTTCAACTCATCATTCCATATCTCTTTGTTCTCTTCAATAAATGTTCTAAACAACTTAATCATAGACTCAGCGTGCATTGTTTCATCTACAATAGACCATGTAATGATCTGTCCCATACCCTTCATCTTACCATGCCGAGGGAAGTTTAATAACATAATGAATGAACTAAACAACTGCATACCTTCAGTAAATGCACTGAATACAGCAATATGTGTTGCAGTATTATCTAAGGTAGAATTCTTTTGCGATATATCCATTACATAATCATGTTTCTCTACCATCTCTTTGTATTCCATGAATTCATTATAGGTAGACTCTGGCATACCTAATGTTTCAATAAGATGACTATATGCTGCAATGTGTAATGCTTCTCTTGCTGCAAATCCCATCAACATCATACGAACTTCTGGTTGAGGGAAATGAGGCAGATAATTATTAACATAACCACCTGCAACATCAATATCACCTTGAGTAAAGAATCTAAAAATATTAGTAAGGAATTTCTTTTCTTCGTCTGTTAGTTTCTTTTTCCAATCTTTAACATCTTCTAACATAGGTACTTCACTATGAATCCAATGTGATTGTTCATGTTTCAACCATGCATCATATGCCCATGGATAGTTAAATGGTTTGAATGATACTCTCGTGTCTGTCAGTTTTGATTTTGTTTTTGCGGCGTTCATATTTCTTTGCTCCAATAATTGTTACATTGCTTTCTGTTTCTATCCATACTCTTGCACCACAAGATAATGGTTTATCTGGACTATACACTATTTTTGAAGGACCGTCAATAGATACTTCATGACCATAAGTGTTTGTCTTTCCTTGTTTAACTGTAAGAACTGGTTCATTTTCTTTGTGTATTCTGTTACTCTTTATTATGTGTTGATTAACATGAATAATAGTTTTCATTTTTTATCCTTCGCAAGCTAGACACTCGTTACCCTGAGCAATGGCAGTCATGTCTAATTCTTTAATTATGTTTCGTTCAATTCGTTTTGATATCTTATCTGCTTTACCAATCTTTTCACTACGGCAATAGTATAGTGTTTTCAGTCCACGTTTCCATGCTAAGAAGTGACAAGCATGTATGTATTTGATATTTGCATCTGGTCTAAAGAATAGATTTAATGATTGTGATTGGTCAATATACAATTGTCTATCTGCAGCATGTTCAATCACCCATCGTTGATCTATTTCCATTGATGTTTTGAATATATCTTTTTGATATTCATCTAAAATATCTAGGTGTTGAACTGAACCATCATTAGCAATAATACTAGACCAGATATCATTATAATGATTTTGATTAACTAAACCAGAATCATCTGCTAGTTTAGTTTGAATGAATCTATCTAACCATTTGTTCTTTGCTAATGACGATCCAGATAATGTATCCTGACGATAAGCATTAGCACGATAAGGCTCAATAGAAGGACTAGTGTTTCCCATAATGATAGAACTGGAAGCATTTGGTGCAATAGCCATAAGATGGGAGAAACGCAAACCACTGCCAACAGCATCTGGAGCTTCTCCTCTAAGTTGCCCCAACTCTTTATTGGCTTCATCTAGTTTACTCCTTATATGTTTGAACATTCTAATGTTAGCAGATTTAGCAGATGCACTTTCAAATGCGATTAGGTTCTTTTGTAGATACGCATGAAAACCGAGAGCGCCAACACCAATAGACCGTTCACGCATAGCAGAATATCGTGCCCTTGATATGCTGTCAGGAGCATTATCAATGAAATACTGAAGAACATTATCGAGCATCTCTGCGGTGTCTCTAAGAAATAATTTGTTATTTTTCCAATCATCATAATACTCCAAGTTAAGTGAAGATAAACAACATACAGCTGTTCTATCTTTATCAGTCGGTAGAATAATCTCACTACATAAATTGCTTTGTTGAATCTTTAATCCTAATTTCTTTTGAAACTCTGACATCTTAGCATTACTTGTATCAATGTAATGAATGTATGGTTCACCAGTCAACATTCTATTCTCTAATAGTTTTTGCCATAACTCTCTTGCAGATACAACTTCACGAACTACACCTGAATTGGGATCTTTTAGTTCCCATGAATCATCTGCTTGTGTATCATACATTGACTGTTCAACTAATCGCATGAAATCATCTGTCACATTAACACCATGGTGTAGATTTAATGCACGAAGATTTTGATCACCAGTAGGTTTTCTCATATCAAGAAACAATAGAATATCTGGATGTGATATATCTAAGTATGCAGCATAACTACCTCTGCGTGTTCTGCCTTGACGATATGCTAAACAACTTGCATCATATGTTTTTAGGTGTGGCATGATGCCTACTGATTTATCATCTGAACTACGAATACCTAAACCAATACCTACACCACCACCTAACATTGATAACCAGTTAACCTCCGATAAGCAATCAACCAAACCTTCTGCACTATCATGCAGATAAGGTAGAAAACAAGAAATAGGCAACCCACGCCTACTCCTCCCAAAAGAAAGAATAGGAGTAGAATATGACAACCAATGCTTACTGGAATAATCATAAAGGCGTTGAGCATGATCCGAATCAGTTGCAAACATTTTTGATACATAAGCAAATCTCTCTTGTGGCGAAACTTCATCATCTTTCATGTAACTTTCTTTTAGTCTTTTCAAACCCAAATCATCAAACAAACTATCTCTACTGTAATCTATTACTATCTCCGACATTTCATACTCCATTTTTATTGTTCTATAAATTCTTTTATCATAGGAAAAATTGGTTCAATTATATTTGCACATTCTATTGCAATCTCTCTGTGTTCTTTTTGTGTACCGTTGGCGCTTCGTAATTGTATATAATGTATCCAACTTCTCATCGTGCCATTCATGTATAACTTAGACATAGTGATACCTTCTGGCATTACTGCTCTTGCTTGTTCTTTCGCAATACCATTATCTAATGCCCATTGATAGGCATTTATTGCATGATTAGATACTACTTGTTGTTGCATACGCCACTGATTTTCTAAGTATTCATTATCATGTTCAATACTATTTTGACGATTCTTAAAATCTTGTAGTCTTGCTTCTTTGTATTCAATACCTAATATTGTTGGATTAGCATATCGTTGACTAAACTCTTGAAAACTAAAACTACGATGCCTTAAAATCTGTCTTGCAATATCTCTTGTTGTTGATATCTCTAAACAAATATTGACCATCTCAAAGGGTGACCAATGATTGTTTTTAATCAAATATTGAATTAACTTCTGAGAATTCAACATATTGATTTGATTATCTGGATTGGATACTCTTGCACAGTGTGCTATTTGTGTTTCTATATCACCATCTAATTCATGAAACTTACTATAATTAATTAACTTTACTTTCATAATCTATACTTTCTTCCAAAATGTAAACTTAGTCTGTGCCCTGAGTCCCTCAAATGTATTACTACTTATAATATCTTTTAGCTCACGCTGTGTCATTCCTTTAATAATCATCTCATTAATATCCTTACCTTTGATTGTATCTGGCCAAATTACTACATTATGACCTAACTTGATTGCATTTTGCATTAACTTCATTACTTCTTTATTACGTGGTTCATTATCATAAATTAAAATTATTTTTTCTGCTTTAACATTTTTCGCTGTTAATGCAAGATTAGAATCACCAGATGCAAGGCAGTTATTTAGAAACAAAGAATCAATTGGTCCCTCTACGATATACACTGGTTGTTTTAGATCAACTCTATCCATACCATAGACTAGTTTCTCATTACTTTCATTTGTGCGTATTGTAACATAACGCAACTTCTCACTAGCATTTTCTAATGCACGACCAGATATCGCAATTAAACTATTGTTTACATCATAGAAAGGTATCACTAGTCGTTTATCTGCAGTTATCTCTTTTCCATGAGTTGGAAAGATTTCATCACATAACTTCTTATAATCATCAGTATAATACATTTTACTGAGAATATCTGCAGTCATCTTACGTGATTCGCAATACTTAATACAGAAATGTTCTTTTGATAGTTTATCACATCTTTCTGCATTTTCATATTGTATATCAGTTTTTAACTTGCCAAACTTGAATGAAGGTACATCTAATGCAGTTTTAGGTTTTTTAACAATATCACCAGATTTGTATCTTTCCATTAGATATTCTTTGAATAGACTACCATCTAATGTTTTAATTAGATTACCAATAGTCATACTCTCTCCACAATTGTGACAGCGATAGAATAAACTATTTACTTTACGGTAGATATAACCCCGCATCTTGCTGAGATTCTTTTTAGAATCGCCGCACAAAGGACAACGGCAAGCAAATAGGTAATCTTGCTTGCGCTGAAACTTTTCAAATCTTGGAGTTAATAGGAGAGTATACTTAAGATCAATAGATAATGACATAATTCACCATAATAAAGAAACATTATAACACAAACTACTCAATAAGACAATGTAAAGCTAGATGATTGCCTAAAATAATTTATCTAGCTTTACATGTGCCAATATATACCCAATTACAACTGCACCACCAAATATCATAAATCGCCACTTCTCAAGAACATAAATCCTATTTGAGATAGAATCAAACTTCTGCATTAAACAAAGGTGTTGTTCTTTTTGTTCTGCTCTAATCTCTTTTAATTCATCAACGACAAATTGAACTTTGTTTTCCAAGACGGCTATCCTTGATTGAGTGTCGATCATTTCCATTTTATTTCTTAGGTGCCTTCTCAGGAACTGCAGTACCTTCTAACTTTTG